AATTTATAGTAAGATTACCATAAATATAGAAATCACTTGAAACGTAAATTATATTTCCGCTATATTGAAAAATACCTAAATTTAGAGTGTTTAAAGCAAAAGCAACTGATTGAATATTATATCCATTTACTTGAACCGTATAAGTTACAGGAGTCGTGTTAGATGTATTTGAAACAACAATATAAGCAGTAATACTACCAAAAAAACTTTCAGAAGATAAATCCCATTGATACAACAGTGATGGTGGAATTGCCAAAGGGTCAGAAGTGCCTCCTAATAAATTTACATTTTGAGGAAGCGATGTATTGTTTCTAACCCTTATGTTTATAGTATCTTTAATCTGCTTAATCATATCAAATTTTTTTATATTTTATCAAATAATAAACAAACGCACCAATTAATAAAATTCCTGTATATTTGACCACTTGCCTACTAACGAAATAATCGCCTTTTGCAAAATTAACAAAATGCTCACAGTTGTAATTTATATGGTCGTACTTTTCAGATTTTAAATCTTTGTATAATTGCTCAAGAGTTTTAGAATCTAAATTTGTAGATTCGACAGAAACAATTTCTCTGCCCTCTATAAGCCATTTTTCCAAAGGTTCTTTCACTAAATTACCACCACTCGAATTAACTTTGTCAGGGTGTAAATGCACTATAAAAACCTCATCTCCTTTTCTCTCTATAATTCCGTGATGAACATAAAGAGGCAATATTTTCGACTTAGTGGTTATTGTGTCGCCTGTTTTTAATTTTGAAACTGTATGGTTTCTGTTTTCAATTTTTAGTTTGTAAATCCCTATGTTGTTAAATTTCCTCGACAAAGCCATTTAGGTAATCATATTGTTGTTTAAAAAAATAATCGTCAAACAAACTCGGTTCTTTAAGAAGATACGAGTTAGCCATTTGATTAACGTAAAAAACAAAGTTTATAGTTTCACTTGGTAATAAATTAAAATTAATACTTGTTCTACCATTTAGCACAACATCATTGCTAATAGGTTTAACAAATAATGAATTTTGGTATTGGTAAGGGTCTATTGTTGTTACATTTATAAAACTCTTAATTTCCCCATTAACATCATAACTTCTAAAATTCAAACCCTGTAATATTTGTTCAGGAGTGTTACTTTGAAGGTACATATAGTATATCCCATACAAAAAACTACCCATTGAATTTTGTATAACAAAATAAGGGGTAGAATCATTACTCGAAATAGTATAAATACCATTAGGGTAAAAGGTTGTAGTTGGGGTATATATTCCTGCCATATTCTATTCTTCTTCGGCAATAATACTGCCGTCTTTCTTCATTGCTCTTAATTTTTTAGTCTTCTTGCTAATCATAATCTTAATGCCGTTTTCTTGCAAAATCATATTTTTCAACTTATCCAACTCTTTTACGTTTTCGCCATTATTAATAGCGTCACGCATAGCTTGTAGTCCGACTATAGCATCGTCTTTTATTTTTTTATCGTTTTCTGCAACAACTTTTGGTTCTGCGTATTTATCAACAATAACTTCTTCAGAAGTTGAATCTGTTTTCTTTGGTTTAAAAATCCAAAGTATCGCCAAACCTATTCCAATTGATGCTAATAAAGTTTTAGTTTCTCTATCCATTTTGTTTGTTTAATTTATAAAATACTATTCCAAGTAAGACTACAGTAAAACCTAATCCTATTAATAAAAATGTTTTTTTTCTTTTTCTTTCCGCTTCTAATTTTTTAATGTCTTCTTGATTTAAAAAATCAATTATTGCTTTTGTTTTTGCATTTTCAGTAGCAGATTCACTGATTATTTTTTTTAGTTTTTCAGCTTGTGCGGTGTCGAGTTCAGCCATTTTTTTTAAAAAAGCTTCATTCTTTCTTCCTTCACTTTTAGCAGTAAGATAACTTACACCAAAATTAATTGCGACTTCAATTAAAGCAGACCAACTACCTAATCCTCCACCACCCGAAGAACCCGAACTTGCACCTGCACTTGCGCCTGAACCTGCTCCAACAACGTTTAAATAATTATTAGTTTGCATTTTATTTTGATTTTGATGACATTAAATAAACGCCATATATAATACCTGTTCCACAACCTATTCCTGCAACATAAATCCAAGTATCACGAAGTCTTATCGTGCTTTCTTTTTGTAAAGCTTCCCTGTATTTACCTAAAGAATTAGCAAGAATATCTATACGAGCTGTTTCGCCTTGAGTACGGATTTGCTCATAAACAAGTTTTTCGTTTGATGCTATTTCGGCAACCTTTAAGTTCCACATCAATTGACGCTGTTTTTCTGCTTCTTTTTTAGCTCTACTTGAGCCTAAAAGACTTGTCCCTAAAGAAACAGTTATACCTGCTACTGCAACGTAAGACATAATTTTTTATTTAAAAGTTCATAATCCTTATATTCCTCGTAAGAAGAAACCACAAAAGTATCTTCTAATTTTTCAATTTCTTTTATGTTTTTTGGATTCGGGTGTACGTTTACAAAAACCGTATCTTCTAAAGCAATAACAACTCTTTTAGTTCCTGCACTTGCATTTCCGTAATAAGGAGCTTCTATTTCCTTAACCCCTTCTTCGCTACATAACAACATCTTACCTTTCATTAAGAAAAAAGTATGTTCAAATTTATGTATTTTACCAATTGCAAACATTCCTTTTTTTATAAAAATTTCACGCACATATACTCCCTCTGAAAAAGAATGTTTCAAAGGGAGTATATCTGAATTGCCTATAATAATATCAGGAGAATTGCTGTTAATCAACAAGTTTTCTATACGTTCAACTTGCTCAATAAAATTTGAGCCATCGGGGTCAAACATTATTTCTTGCATTTCCGCTAATTCATAATTTTCCATTTATAAAAAAATTTAAAATAAATATAGCAATATTACGAAATTATTGTTATAGAAAATTATTTTTAAATAATTAATTATCAATTTTTTATCAATAAAAAACTATTTCAAAGCATTAATTATTTTATTTACATCAAAAACTTCATTCAAGTCATTATATGGAATTTTTGAAATATCTTCAAATAAAGGTAGTTTTTGATAATAAGAATGGTTTAAATCTAATGGTTTAGTTGATTCGTTTGCAATAATATTATTGTGCATATCATATCCGAAAACCTTTGGACTTGTTCCAACCCAAGTCACTACGGAAGGAAGTTTTAAGGAAGTCGCTATATGCATTGCGCTACTATCAATCAAAAGTCTTTTTTTAGACATCATTAACATAACAGCAATACTTCTAAAACCATCTAAAGCACCAATGGTATTTGGGTATTCAATTTGGTCTTGTCTTTTTATATGAATAATAGAATAATCGTTTTTAAATTTTTCAATTATTTTTTCCGTTATAGCAAAAGGAATATCTCTAACCCAAGAATATTTCAAAGGCTGATTCACAGCACCTCCGTGAGGCTGAATAGCCATAATAGGTTTGTCAAGTCTGTAAAAAGGTTCGAAATATTGTTTTTCTGCTTTTGATAAAAACAGTTCAGGCATTTCTCCATTATATTTTATTCCAAACATATCGCACCATATCTCTATCAAATGCTTGCTTTCGGTTATATAATCCGAAGTAGAGTACGGGTCGCCAATAAACACTTTAGCGTCTTTGTTTTGAATATAATCTCTATATATCCCTGAGTTATTAGCACTTGTTATTATCTTGTTTACGTTTGGATTGTTTATAAAAACATCAGGGTACGCTGTAGATACCAAAATGTTTGCTTTTTTATATTGTGCTTTTATAGCTTTCAAAACGGCAGTTGCCATAATTGATTTTCCTAAACCACCCTCTATTGCAAATATTATATTATTCATTTTTTTATTATTTACGATTTTTGTTTTTTATGCCGTAATCAGAAAAAGTGTACCAAGCTCTCTCGTGAAGGAAATACACAAGTGGTTTTATACAAATTTCCGTTAATCCTATACCTCCTGCAACCCAAAAGTTACCTGTGAAATAATAGGAAATCAAACACGTCTGTAAAGAGCCTAACGCCCTGTAACTTATTGCTTTTAGAACGTGTCTTTTATAACTTACAGTTTTGCTACTTTTGATTATTTGCAACTCTAAACTATCATTTTTTAGTTTTTCGTATTCGTCAATATGTAATGTTTTAAAGTAAGGTGTGTCTTTCATAAATTTATAATTTTCCGTCTTTACGCATTTGTTCTCTGATTTTAGTAGCCGATATTTCTGCTACTTCAGCAGGCGGTATATGTTCTATTATGTCATATCCAACACCTCTTCCAAATTCAACGGAGCAAATATCAGGAATTATCATCACTTTAACCCTGCCTTTTTTTATTAAAGACTTGTATTCATTGTTTATGTTGTCTAAAACTTGTTCAGCGGTAAAAGGGTTTTTTTCATTTATCTCCCCATCTCTGATGCAAATCAAAACGTTTTTTTTATTTTTTAACGCTCTTTCAAATAATGCTTTGTGACTTTCGTGTAAAGGTTGAAATCGACCACAAAACATAGCAAATTGATTTTTTTTTCTTTCTAAAGAAGATTCAACGTGAATAAACTCTTTCCATTCATTATTTTCCATAACAACTCTATTTTTATTTTTATTAGCAACCATAAGACAGAAGTATATAAAATCTTTGTCTAATAGTTTATTTTTCATTATATTTATTTTTTTATGAACCCATTGAATATTTCCATCAACATACCCTCTACGACTATCTATTCTGTCTAAAGAGCAAGTTGTTTGTAAAGTTCTATTTTTTCTTATTTGAGAAAATTTTATATCTAATCCCGAAAGCGCACATTTTTTATTTTGATGAAGCAATAAATTCCAAATACTTTCAATCGTAATATCAAATTCAATGTTTCTTTGTTTTGCACCTCTTTTTATAGTTGTAAAAAAATCTAAAGGAATATCTCCGCAACCTCTCCAAGACGGGTGTTTTACATTAGATTTAATCCAATCACAACCACAACTTGTTGTATCTCCCTTGACTAATAACTTTCTCATTAAAACCTTTTGGTTTCCACAATCACATTTACATAAATATCTTCTTTGTTTATTAATTGTTTCCGCATAATTTAAAGCGACTAATTTTCCAAACCTTTGACCTGAAATATCTTTTATAAGTGGCATATTAATAAATTGTTGCTATATTTTTTTCAAAAATTACTTCTTTTGCATCACAAACAATATGATGCTTCTCTCCTATTTCCTCAAATTTTTCAGTCAAGGTTCTTGTAGGACAATTGATTTTTATTTCAGAAGTACGGTATTCTTCATTGTCAATTATAATACGCCATTTTTGCGTTCCATTTGTATCTGTATTGTTGTATCTAATCCTAACCAAAGCTGTTGGTTTGTTTTCTCTACTTCCAATTATCACAACTTTTCGACCCTCAAGTATTTGTCTTTGTATGGTTTGTGTTTTTGTTTCTTTTCCCATTATACTAAGTTTTGAATTTTACCTAATAATTCATTTAATGATATTAACTCATCTACATTTGTTGTGTCTATTTCTATGAAGTTTTCAGTAGGCGGTTGATAGTCAGCAACGTGAAACGCTTCTCTACCTCTTATATCTGTTGTATGAACGTAAATCTCGATTACGTCTGCACTTGCTTTAAGTTCATCTCTTAAATCCTTGTAAGGGGAAACCAAAGAAACAATCACATCTGCACCTGAATCTGCCAAATATTTTGCAATCGCAATTGCTTGAGAAATATTTGTTCTACGTCCTTGTTCAGAATAGTCTTTATTGTTGATGATTCTTCTTAAATCATCTCCATCAACTAAATGAACCGCTTTTAATGGGTTTTTTATCATCAAAGCAGTCTTTAAGTATTTTGCCAATGTAGTTTTACCTGCGTGTGGCTGACCTGTAAAAAAATAAATCATATTTTAAAGTATAAAGTAGTGAATAATAAGTATGTATGCAACCAAAATCATTTCTAAAAAATAAACAAATTTAGTTAAAGGTAAATGTATTCTTTTTCTTTTTTCTTGTTCCGTAGAAAAATAATTACACTCGATTTTTCTATATGCTTTTACTGTCAAAAAGAATACAATAATTAGTATAATCAAAAAATATAGTATCAAAACAACAAAATTTGCAATAAAAATATTTTTTTCAGGAAACTCTCCAACACATCCGATATAAGTCCAAACAAAAAACATAAATCCAAGCAAGTTTCTTGGATAGTATTTTTCAATAAAGTTGCTTTTTGTTTCTTCTTTTTTTTGATTTAACTCATACATAAAAGTGTTTAAATTAACACCTATATCTCTTTTGTGGTCATAAGTAAAAAAATTATAAACAGAAACTACATAATATAAAATTCCGAATAAATAAAAAATATTGTCCATAAGTTTGTTGTTTTCTTGGTTTTTTATGTTTTATGCATATCCAAAATAATCATAAAACCACTTATAGGTATTTTTAATATCTCGACAAATTTCAAATCCTAAAACTTCTTCAAAGTCATCAGGTTTTTTTTCAAATTTAGGTCTTAATTGATGGTCGCCGTATATTCCGTGAATAGCATCGTTTTCGTGTGTATGTTGCGTTACGGTTTCAAACTGATGTCCTTCAAAATAAGGCATACCGACATAATCATAAAAACGCTTTAATTCGTTTTCAGGATTAGCCATTAAATCTTCGTATCTTATAAGTAAAATCTTTTTATCTAATTGTTGGTCGATAATATCTCTTAATCTATCAATAGAAACACCAACAGGAACACTACTCGCCCAAATATCAATTCTTTTTCTTAAAGTAGTACCTACTAAATTCATAGGATTTTGAATATGATTTTCTCTATGTGGATTTTTACGGAAGTTCTTTTCCATAGAAGCATAAACCGCCCTTAAATCCCTAACCATACAAACTATTTTAGGTTCAGGCGTTATCATTTCTAATAATCGGTAATTCACACCCCAATCTCTACTTTTGTCAAGTATAATTTGTTTAGGTGTTATGTTATTAAAGTAACCTTGAATACCTGCACGACAAAATCCTAAAAAAGCTTTTTCCATAGCTTCTTTGTCTTGTGCTTTTACAGCTTGTGAGTTACTATGTACGTTTTTAGCTGTAAGTATATATTCAGCTAAACCTGAAGTTGGAGTACAGTAAATTTCAGGATTGTCAGAAATCAAATTCTGAAGTAAGGTAGAACCTGCTCTTGGTAAAGAGGAGTTAAATAAAACTTTTTTCATCATTAGTATTATTGTTTATATTATATATCTTGGTTTTACAAATATATAAAAAAAGCGAGAATTAATTAAAATCTCGCTTTTTTATATTTAATTATAATTATACCGTTTCTTCTTTAGTAGGCATATTATCTTTTGCGGTTTGTAATTCAGCAATTAATGTATCAATAAGCGGTTTTAATGCTTCATCATTTTTAACATCAAATCCTTTTACATCTTTTCCTTTAGACATCCAACGAATATCTTTATAGCCAAAAAGATTAATTGCGTGATAACCATCTATTGTAGATGTGTTATCAGCAGGTTTTTTAGCAAAAATAGCTTGAACCAAAGGCGTTATAGCAGTTAAACTACTTGTTGCTACTTTAATTGATAAATATTTTGAATTGATTTGGGTTTCTCCGTACCCAAATATATGAATTGTGAAATTTTCCATTTTATTTTAATTTTTATAATTTATAATTAATTTTTGAAATACAAATATAATAAAGTATTTCTGTTTTTTAAGGAACTATTGTTAATACACCTAAATTACTCCATACAGCACCACTTGGTAAACCTGCACTTGAAGTTGGTATGTTCTTAATGGAAAGGTTATTTACGAATGTCGCACACGCTCTATCTGCGGTAATACAAGAACCAACAATCATTGCATCTGCACAAGTATTTGTGTCATTATAACGACCTCCGCCTACAAAAGAATAACAACCTGATGCAATATTACCACTACCACCGCCAATTGTCGTACAATAACCTGATGCAGTATTACCAACACCTCCACTAATTGTTGAACTTATATTTGACACAGTATTACCAACACCTCCACCAATTGTCGAAAAATATCCTGATGCGGTATTAGAACAACCACCACTAATATTTGAAAAACAACCTGAAGCAATATTTGAAACACCCCCGCCAATAGTTGATGAATTAAACGATATAGTATTACACCTACCGCCACTAATTGTTGAATTATAGCTATAAAAATTTATAAAATTAAAATAACCGCCCCCAATTGTTGACCTAGACGAACACACGCAATTACAACAACCGCCCCCAATTGTTGAGTTATCACCTAACACAATTTGATTGTTTCCACCACCTCCAATAGTCGGATTAAGACTTGTATAACCACCATATAAAGGAATAACATTACCCTCACCGCCACTAATAGTTGAATTATGACCTGATGAATTATTAAACCTACCGCCACCAATTGTTGAGCTATCGCCTGATGCGGTATTATAATAACCACCACCAATAGATGAAGTAGCTTCTGAAGCAGTGTTATTACGACCACCAACAACTGATGAATAATTTCCTGATGCGGTATTATAACGACCACCACCTATTATTGAATAAGAACTTGATGCAGTATTACAAAAACCACTACCAATAAATGACCTATAACCTGATACAGAGTTATAAAGACCGCCACCAACAAATGAATTATCTCCTGATGCAATATTATTTCTACCACCACCAATTGTTGTATAATCACCTGATGCGGTATTACAATAACCACCACCAATAGTAGCGTAAATACCACTTGAATCATTTGTGCCTAAAACAGGTTCAATTGCCGTTCCGTTTGCGTTATACTCAAATGGACTTGAACCTTCACTACCACCTGAATCAAAACCAAAGTTTGCTTCTGCAAAAGCAATAAAGCTATTCACATCAAATGGCGTTCCTGCTCCATCTTCACAATTACTTAAAGGTTGAGTAAATATGGAAGTTGAAGTTCCTAAATATTTATTGTAAATTGAAATAAAAGCAGGATTTTGATATAAAGCTAAAACATCAATAGCACACGAGTTTTTCGGTGCTACTAATATTATTAAACCATTGTTTGATATTTGTAAACTACCATCTACAATTTCTAATTTTATCATAATCTTATTTTTTTTTAAAAACCTAAATTAGCTTCTGCAAAAGCAACAAAACTACTACTTGTAAAAGCAGTACTTGTTGAATCAACACAAGTCGACAAAGGTTGATTAAATATAGGCGTAAAGTTAGCTAAATATTTATTGAAAATCGACACATAAGGTGTTGAATTTGACAAGGCTAACGTATCGATAGCACAAGAATCTTTTGGCGTTAACAAAATCACTACACCATCTTTTGTTATTTTTAAACTACCACTTACTATTTCTAATTTATTCATTGTCTTTGTTTTTTATTAAATTTCATTATGTTGTTATACATAATGCGTTACCAACTCTATAAACAGAACCACTTGGTAAACCTGCACTTGAAGTTGGTATGTTCTTAATGGAAAGGTTATTTACGAATGTCGCACACTCTCTATCCGCAGTAATATTTGAACCTACAATCATTGCACAATTATAACCATTTGTATTATTGTATGTTCCTCCTAAAATTGCAGTAAATTCGCCTGAAGATACATTACAAAAACCACTACCAATAAATGAATAATTATTTGATGCGCAATTAAAAACACCACTACCTATAAAGGATAATGTTCCTATTGAGCAATTTCCAAAACCGACACCAATAAAAGAATAATTTCCTGACGCAATATTTGGGTAAGCACCATTACAACCACCATTACCAATAAAAGACCTATCTCCTGATGCAATATTACAATAACCCACACCAATAAATGAACCTGTTCCGCTTGCAGTATTTGCTAATCCATTACCAATGAAAGAGCAAAGTGCTGATGCAGTATTATTTTTACCACCAACAATAGACGCATAAGCTCCTGATGCCGTATTAAAAGAACCGCCACTTATTACTGTAAAATTGTATATAGAACAATTTGCAAAACCACCACTAATTGTTGATTTATAACCTGAAACAATAACATTAGCACCACCACCACTAATTGTTGAATAATTACCACAAACAGAATTACCACCACCTCCGCCAATTGTTGAATGACTGCACGATACGCTATTTGAAATACCACCACTAATTGTATTAAAACCTATATAAGGATTTACAACATTACAATAACCGCCTGAAATTGTATTACCACCTACAGCACTATTGGCAACATAACTATTCGTATTAATTATATTACAAGTACCACCACCTATAAAATCTCCAAAAAAAGGATATGAATCATTGTAATTTTGAGAAGGATATATTTTATTTAAGTAACCACCGCCAATAGTTGAGTTAATAGATGATGAAACATTTTGAATTCCACCACCAATAAAAGAAGCTAATCCTGATGCGGTATTACTACTCCCACCACCAATAAATGAAAAACGACTTGATGCGATGTGATTAGAACCGCCCGTAATAGATGAATCACCTCCTGATGCGGTGTTATCTCCACCACCAAAAATAGACGAATTAGTACCTGACGAAGTATTACGAAAACCTCCACCAATTGTTGTATAACAGCCCGAAGAGCAGTTCCTATAACCACCCCCTATTGTAGATAATTTACCTGCATTAAGAGGAGTTACATTTCCTGTAAATATTCCTGTTGCAGAAACAAATGTTCCGCCACTACTATTGTGACCAATACCTCCACCAATAGTCACTCCTAAAGAACAACATTCGTTTGTAGGCGATTGAATTATATTTGTGTTACCGCCACCAATTATTGAGAACCTTGCGTTTGTGCAATTGCGCCAACCACCAACAATAGACGAAAAAGTTCCTGATGCAGTGTTACAGTCACCACCTACAATTGTTGAATAATAATTAGACGCAGTATTACAATAACCACCACCAATAAATGAATAATATCCTGACGAAGTATTTTCTTTACCCCCACCTATAAATGAATAAAATCCTGATGCAGTATTATAAATACCACCACTTATTGTTGAAGAAGTTCCTGATGTTGTGTTATTTTTACCACCTCCAATAAAAGAATTAACTGCTGATGCATTATTATAAGCTCCACCACCTATTGTTGAAGCAGTTTCTGAAGCGCAGTTTTCTGCTCCACCACCTATTGTTGAAATATCTCCTGACAGGTCATTATATTTACCGCCCCCAATTGTTGAATAAACACCTGTAACTGATATAAAATTATTATTACCACCACCAATAGTAGAATAATCCCCACTTGAATGATTATCACCCAATTTTGGTTGTATAGAGCTTGTTCCTGAACCATATTCAAATGGACTCGCACCTGAAGTAGGCGTTGGAATATAGTTGCAAAAAGGTTGCACACTACCTCTAACGTCTTTTAATTTTAACTGACTATCATTTCCATCAACAAAAACAGCAAGACTGTTCCCGTCAGGAGATGTTATATTATTTGCTTGAGATGAAGTTAAATCTGCCATTTTTTTTTAATATATTTTATTCAAAGTGAATATTTCTGTATAAATAGAATTGTTACTATTATTTGTATTCCATTGAGCCGTTACAACGAGTTTGTTTTCGATTGTAGTGTCAAATGTAGTGTTATTAATCAAACTAAAGTTTGAACCTTCAAAATTTAAACCTGAATTTTTAGTATATGAAAACAAACCACCCGAAGCTATTGAAGCAACAGTTGCTACTCCTAATTTTCTTATAGTAAAATTAATATCTAATCTCCATTTTTTATTTGTAGTCAAGTCCATTCCAACAATTTGAGTATCTGCTAACACAACACCTGTTTCTGTTTTTACTCTTATATCTAATGTAGCTGTACCGATACACGATATAGACCCAACAAATAAAGCTTGAAAACTATCTCCAACAGAAAAACCATTCGCAGGAATTGTAAGCGTACCCACACCTCCATCTATTAAACTTAGCTCTTGAGTTGTTGCGGTTACAGGAATACTGTTTTCAGTTTGAGCATATAATCCGTAATTATTCGTAGGAGGTATAGGCGGTATATAATCAGTTATTTTTTGAATATTCCCTCTAACATCTTTTAATTTTAAATTACCGTCATCCCCATCAACAAAAATAGCAAGGCTATTCCCATTTATAGATGTTATATTAGCCTTGCCTGATTTTATTAAATCTCCCATTTATCAAAATATTTTATCCCAAAATTTTATAAGAAGAGTCCAAACCCCTCCTAAAACAATACTACCACCTATTAATTTAGACTTGAAGCCTTTGTCTTGTTCAATATATTCTGTATGTTCTTTGACTTGAGCAACCAAACCAACTTGACCATAAGCTGTATCTCCGACTATTGTGGTGTTTAGTTTAGTTGTTGTTTTTTCAATAGCATCAACTTTATCTGTTAGTTTACCTAATGTGTCTTTAATCCAAGTAATGTCTTTAGCATTAACTATTATAGTTTCTTTTGGTTTTCTTATTGTTGGTGTGCCTGCCATAATTTTATATTTTATAAACCTAACTGTTCTAATTGTTTTGCAAGAGATACGCTCTTGCCGTTTTTAAATCCGTTATAAAAAGCTAAGCCAATTGTTTCTTTATGTTTCATAATAAAACAACTCACTTTAGCTATTTCGCAATCCGATTCAGTTGCGAATATGCTTAATGCTTTTTTAAGGAAAGGCGATGCTAAACCTTCGTATCCGAAAAAGTCCATTCGCTTATCCATAATATTCAAAAAACTAACTTGCTCAACGTCTTTGAAGTCATTACACAT